CCATGTACGACAGCCTTGTTATGGGCATTCATGACCTGCTCTGGCCATATCATTCTCCAGTGACCGCAGCCGGAATAATCGGCATAGTAATTCATGAACCGTGGCATACCGATCTCCGGAGGCTGTGGTGTAGATTTCTGCTCCTTTTTAATGTTACTTGTCTGGCTAGCTAGTCCCATCGGTAGATTAGCTTGCATAGGTGGTGACGGGAATGGAGATCGGTTAAGCATATATACTATTAATTATAAGTTTTTTTTCTTTAATCCACGAATTCGACACGTTTAGTAATACCGTTACTCTTCTCTAAAAATACAATATCTCCAGTCGCAGACTTAATACTTTCCTTACGATGACTAATAACAAATATGCACTCTTTCTGAGTTTCAACACGATCATTTAAGATCTCTAAAACTAAGTCAACACCCTTTTCATCGAAACTACTATCAAATAATTCATCATAGAAGCTAATATTATAATGCACGTCACCCTGAGCTTTTCTCATATCCATAAACGAGAATAGACATGCGAGGTCAATAGCTTTCCTCTCAGCTCCAGAGAAGTTATTATAGAGACAAACCTTACCTTTCTCATTAATAATCTCCTCTTCAAAATACTCATTAAAGACACAAATACTATTACTATCTAATTTCTTAAGATAATGTGTAAGCTTGGAGTTAAAGTTACGTAGAATCTTCTTGACGATAAAGCTTTTTACTCCTTCTTCTGATACAACAAACTTTGCAACATCTAAGAAGTCGAGTCTATTTTTAAGATTGTTAATGTCAGACTCAATAATATTAACCTTATCTTGGTATTCATTAACTACACTATCAAAAGTATTAGTCTCATTTCTTACCCCTTCTAACTCACTCTCAATTTCTGTTATACACTTCTGTATATAATTAATAGAATCACTTACTTGCTTAACACTATATTTCTCTCTCTCGATAGCTGTGATCTTATCTGCTAAGGTTTGAGTCGCGGTATTAATCTTCTCTTCATGAGTCTTTATATCGTTCAATTTACTAGTAAGTTCATCTAGCTTTATTTTTTGATCATTTATACCAGCCTTTATATCACGCTTCTTTTCATCGATAGCTTCAATATCATGATCTGCGATAGGTCGGAGACATACCGGGCAGTCAGCTTCTGATGTACCTATCTGTTTATAGTCTTCAGCTGCAGCTCTCAACGTAAGTTTACACTCAATCAAATCATGATTAATTGTATTCATTTCCTCTCGCAGTTCCTTCTTCTTGAGACTTAGTTCGTTCTTTTTTTCTTCAAAAGGAGTAGCGTCTAACTCGTTAATCGTATCTAACCGTTCATTAGCTTCTTTAAGATCAGCTGAGTGACGGTCACGGGTTGACTCTAATGTATTAACTTTCCTATTATGATCAGTATCAAAATTATTCTTATGATTCTGTTGTAGTTGTAGATATCCTGATGTTTCTTCAAGTCGTGTAACATTAATATCAAAGTCTTTCTTAACCTCGCTCTGATCGCTCCTAACATCGTTTAGCATTTTTGAGAATACCTCCAGATTAAAAATCTTTTCAATAAACTTACGCTTTTCGACTTTATTTTTAGCCATAAAAGGTATATGGTTATTGAGCGTCATAATAACGCAATTCTGAAATATCTCCGGTGATGATGATAATACAGTTTCAATATACTGATTCGTATTTTGGATTGTATCTCGTGTCTTATCGATATCGTTCTTATATATAGTGCACTTCGACGGGCCTAAAGTACGTACAATTCTAAAATCATTTGTACCATATTGTGGGTCATCAACACTAAATGATAATTCGACTGACGTCTTCCCGTCAGTTAGGTTATTAGGTATAAAGGTCTTTTTAATTTCTCTTAATGTATTACCAAATATAGAGAAGTATAGAGCATCAGCAATAGTACTCTTACCTACACCATTTCTCCTATCCTCTTTATCTCGATTTATACCAGTGACGATATGTAACCCTGTTTCAAAGTTTACCGTTACTGCTTCTTCACCTACTGATAAGAAGTTCTTAATCTTTAACTCTCTAAAATTTACGTATTTCATTTTGGTCTATCTACTGATCGATTATACAACTCTGTAGTATATTTTGCAACTTCACTTTTATTATCAATATCTAACATGTTAATAAATTCGGTAATAGCTTCTGACATATCTACACCAGACAGATCAAATTCATTATCTTCTGTAAATTGGACTTTATTATAATTAGCATCATAATCGATCCTAATATCATTAGGTTTATAGCTAGCAAGTTTAGTAACGAGTAGATCCATGTCTGCAGAATTAACATTCTTATCAACGATGAATTTAATAATATTGTTAGTAACTTCGGATCTGAAATATGATTCAGGATCTTTTTGTTCTATAAGATTTGATAAGAATATTTTAACATGCTTTGGAGTAACGGTATTTTTATAAAACTTATAACTCAAATCCTCGAGATCTAAAACATAGTAGCCTTTAGTTTGACCGGAATCGCCGAAATCCATTTCATAAGGATTACCTACATATACAATCTCGCTATTATCAAATTTTCTACTAGCTCTTAAGTGGAAGTGACCAGAGAACACTAAAGGTGCCTTATTAGCTAAAGCCTCTGGACTATCGCCATGGTCACATACTTTAAAGGAGTTCATTTTAAAGTTTACTAACTCGAAATGACCGAATACTAAATCACATTCTGGAATGTCTTTTAGTTGTGTACCCCATGGGCAGAATACTGTATTAACTCCGTGTATATTACATTGAGTCATTTTATCGTATACTGTTAGATTACTATAACCTCTCAATATACTCAGACTGTTAATCTCACTTGTATCCTTATACCATGCGTCGTGGTTACCAGTGATCATCGTGATATTAAAATCACAAAATTTATCTAAAAAGTCTTTAGCGAAGTTTAATGTTTTAACACTTATTTCATCTCTATAGTGAAAGAAATCACCACAGAATATAATATCGGATATACCTTTAGACTTCAAGTCTTTAATATACCAGTCACTCCATTGATTTGCTACACTTAGCCAGAAATCACTATTCTGATGAACGCCGAGGTGTATATCAGAAAATATCGCTACCTTCTTACTCATACTATTCGTCGTCAGTATTAGGTTTTACATAAACCTGACCACCACCTGATTCTAACATCTCTTTTTCATAAACCTGCTCTCTATAATCGCATAGAGTTTGGTGATGCTTCTTCTCTTTTTTAATTCTATTAATAAAGGCGTGGAATGCGATAGTAGTAAAATAGGAAAAAGGATTATATTCTGAATCGACATTAAACTTCTTATTCTGTAGAGCAGTATACATCTTGACTAAAGCATCACCGATCATTTCATCCTTGTAAGTGTAGTTTATAAAATTAGATTTATTACCTAGACCATAAGCAATCTTCTTAAGTGAATTAGCGAGATCAAAAATACAATCATCAGTTTTATAATACTCTCTAATCTGATCTTTAAATACAGCAGGGTTGACATAGTACTCATCAATCTTCGGCTTAGGTCCTCTCTTTTTAGGTTTCGGCTTCTCCTCGGGCACAGGAGCCTCATCTACAATAGGCTTCTCGTCTGGTTTAGGTTCTTTGTCGCTTGGCATAATATATCTTTAGTATAATATACTAGTATGTAAGTTTCAACTTATTTTTCAGTAACCTGCACTATTTTATAAGGTATCCTCTCTTGCTCGTAAATTTCTTTTCTACGAGCGACATGCTTTTGACCATATTTAAGTTGATCTGCTATGTCAATTATTTTAAGAGTATCTTTACTATCATGCAGTCGTAAACCACGACCTATAGTCTGAATGGTGCGTATAGAACTCTTACCACCAGCAGCAAATACAATCATGTGTATATTTTTAATATTGACACCAGTACTAAAGATAGAGCTCATAGCTATACAAACGACATTGCTCTCTACTTCCATTATTCTCTTAATGTTTTCGCGCTCGTCGACCTCTAGTTCTCCCTTAACAAAATATACTCGCTTATCTTTTAGAGTTGACATCAAGTCGTGTAGAGTGTCTCCATGCTTCAGATGATTTACCAATACTAGTGTATTATTATTGAAATTAGCGCATATCTGATTTATTATATTATTTCGAAATTCATTTTCATATATGAAATCTAATTCGAGTCTGTAATTCAGCTTAGCGTCTGCGCCAGTCTTATATGCAGGTGAGTTTATGAATTCAGCCTCAATAATAGTCGCGCTTGCTGGCGTCAGATGCTTCTCAGTACGTAGTTGAAAGCTATCTTTTTCATAAATGATACTCCCTATCTTACCAATAATATTCCACTCGTCGACTTTACCGTCAGGCATAGTACCGGTCAGACCAAACTTATGAACAGTTCTAATCTGTTGCACCATCTTACTTACCTTGTTTGTCTTTTTAACTTTATGACACTCGTCTATAACTAATGCGTCTACCTTTTCAAGCCAATCATTATCTTTAAATTGACTTTGAAGTATGCCAAGGTTAGCTATAATAACGTTAGCTGTAAAATCCGGTTTGTTCTTACCAGACCATTTCGTATACTTAAAGGGTGCATCATACTCACTAAAGTCACCGAACGTCTGATTGACTAGACCTAAATCTGGTACAATCAAAAGACATTTAAATGTATCACCTCTACTCTTAAACATACTCGACAGTAATGAGCATATTGTTAGAGTTTTACCTGCACCTGTACCCATCTTGAGAATACCTCTACCGAATTGAATTGCCTTTTCACAGGCTGCTAGCTGATAGTCTCTCAATGGTAATGCTAACTCATCATATACATCTACATCTGTTAATGTTGGTTTTATGATATCTGACACATCACTATCAATGTGCAATTCCTCGTCAGGGTAAACCTCTTTAATATATCTTAATATATCGAAAAATAATCCAGCTTCGAATAGCCCTGTCGGCGTAATGCAATAATTTCTGATATCAGCGAAATGCCTAGCTCTACCCTTTAATCTGAAACGCGCAGTAGCATCAGCTTCACTAAAAAAATCACGAATTGCAGGTACAAGGTCACCTACTATTCGAAGTTTGTTATTAACTAATTCAAATTTAATCATCCTTATACTGTTTCCATCTTCATTATTTCAATGATATTCTTGATGTCAAAACCTAAGCTTGTGAATGTCCTTTCGACCTTTTCGAGATAATCAACAATTAGTTCTTGCTCGTTAATACGGTGCTGTATTTCAATCATCTTCTCGTGCTGGTATGAGCTCTTCTCTGCTATCGGTCTAGTAACCTTTACAGGTGATTCGCGTTGTATGGCTTGTACGATTTCCTCTTTTAAAGTATGCTTTTCGGCTTTTAGATTGAGTAGGGCTTTTTTGTGCTGAATTAATCGGCATACCCAATGGTGTTTACGAGCTGGGGTCTTGAGTGACATCTCCTTAATATTAAACTCATCAATATGTAGTTCAGTCTCAATCTCCTTACTGTACCTTTCAATTATTTCCGCATTCACATCCTTATTATAACTGTATTTACACTACATGCAACTATTAACTAGTAATATAACATAGAAACCCTAAACTATAATACCTAAATAAATATTAACATGGAAGATGCACAGAGATTATTTGAACGTATGGTCAAAGACCTTTTAAAAGGGGTTGAAGATATTGATTATGATGAAAATGAACTTAAAATGGGCATTGAGGTTGAGTTAGAACATACAGATGATAGAGACGTCGCTACAACTATAGCTAAACAGCACCTCGCTGAAGATCCTGCATATTATAGTAAGCTTAAGACAATACATGATGAGGATGAAGAAGGTAATACTGTAGGTGGCGGTGCTCTCGGACCGGCTGCTGCAGTAGGGCACTCGCAATCAGGTGATTGGTATGCAACTGGTGACTTTAGAGTACCGAAGGTCTTAGGAGGTATTCAGACCCGACGTGGTACTATTGGCCGGAAACGTAGAAAAAAGAAAAAGAAAAAGTAAGTACGTGTGATGGAAACAGGTCACTGGACAGTACATGGGGAAATACCTGATGATGCTTTCGGCTTCATATATGAAATTACTAATACAGTAAGCCAGAAGAAGTATATAGGTAAAAAGCAGATGGTAAAGCGCATTAAACGCGCTCCACTCAAAGGTAAAAAGCGTAAGAGAATTGATTTAGTAGAGAGTGACTGGAAGTCTTATACCGGTTCTTCGGATAGACTTAATGCTGATATAGAAGAGTTCGGTAAAGATACTTTTACATTTCAAATCTTAAGATTTTGTGGTAGTAAATTTGAACTAAGTTATTTTGAATCAAAAATGCAATTTGAGCGTGATGTTTTATTAAGTGAAGATTACTATAATGGTATTATAAACTGTAGAATAGGCAGACCGCCAAAAGCCTTAAAGGAACACTATTATAATAAGCGTAATGAAGAATGTTGATCTAGGCATATACAATATAAATCTTATTAACTGTAATGAGGTTTTCAAAGATGCTAGTGATAATATTGTAGATGACCTATATAAATTCGATTTACTTCAAAAATCTCTGAATAGTGCTGTTGTAAAGCGGTTATTTCTACATTATACTATACTTCATGTATGTGAAGCTGTTCTCAAAAGTAAATCTAACAAGAAAAATATTATATTCTTTAATAATACCCAATTGAATGATGTTTCGCTAGCTAAATTTTATGATGAGAGTGATATTATTAAGGCTATATGTAACGTCCTTAAGAAGGTAAAGGTTATATTACCACTAAAGGTATATATTAGTCGATATAGCCTAGACTACTTTCACCATTTACTGGAATCTAATCAAGGTAAGGGACATTTACTACTAAACGAAGTAAGAAGTGCTGCGGATTATGATAATACTCGATTTACTTTTAGTAAAATTAAGCAATACACAAAAAAATATGAGTTAACTTGGCTTAATGAAGAGTACTTTAATAGACTATCAACTAAGTTTCTTCTAATTAAATAAATAATAACATGGATAACTATACCCAACTTGTAAATAAACTCCTCAAGGAAAATATGGATAATGCGACCCCTCACAGTGATACATCATTGAGGGATCAAATGGAAGCACTTTTTGATGAGATGTTCGACGCTATCGACGCTAAGGATAAGACAGCTCATGAAGCGGTGCTCAAAAAATATGAAGATCTAAGAACTCAAGCCATCGATAAGTTTGGGGTAAACGGGCCTCTACATCTTATCGACCCTGATCTACATGGCGCTTATTCAGACGATTTCAAAGACGAGCATGGATTTAGACCTAGAGATTCATCATTCCGCGACGCTGTAGAATTTTACCCCTCTGGTGAATACGGTAAAATAGTTGATGGTAGGTTTATTGCCCCGCCTATAAAGAGTTATATAGAGGATCAAGAAGCTACATCAGATGGACTACAAGCCATCTTACAAAAATATCCAAGTGAAGTACAAGATCTCAAAAATGGTGGGGAATTAGACGATAAACTGTTTCAAGAGTTGTTTGAATATTATCTAGATAGTGGCGAGATGCCTTACGGTGTTGCAAAAGCTAGAACAGGTGATCCAATGGAGTGGGTGCACGATAAATTAGAGGAGCTAGGGGTACTTAATGATAACGAACCAGCTCACCCTGCTGAAGATAATAGTAATGCTATAACTGCTGATGATTTAAAAACTCTCGAGACTGTCAAAGCACTAGCAGGTGGTGAAGCTCAAGGAGGCCTTTTCAGTAACCCGGAAAAACAGATTAGAAAAGCGTATGGTCAGATGCTTGGCAAAGTAGCCAAGAATATGAAAAACGTAGCTAAAAAAATATAATTATGAATAAGTTTTTAAGAAGAATATACGAGCTCGATTTGATTAATGAAGAAGATCAAGCCCCGCCACCTCCAGGTGTTGATGATGTCAATGATGTAACGCCTCAAGAGATTGATGCTGCCCCTGAAGTAGAAGCTGAGGTTGGTACGTTATCTCCAGAGAGTGAGGTAATGTATGTCAGATTACTGAAGAAGGCTCTAGTTGTAGATCTTGACCCTGAGGATATTGACAATATTAATAGCTTAGCAGAGGTTAACGAAGAAAATGCTAAGCAGGTACTAGGAGATATTCTTAAAATCATAAAGAGTTACTCAACTGAGATCGATATAGAAATTTAATTATGAGCTGGAAATCATTAACACAAGTATACTTACAGGAAGCTGCCTTAAAGGACGTTACTAAGCTGTCGCGGCAGCAAGTAATTGGAGAGGATGTCTCTATATATGCTAAAGAAAACGATAAAACGGAGCATATAGGGGATGTGAGTCGAGAGTATTATGACACTGTTCTCAAAAATAGAGTCGAGCTAGGTTCGCATGAAAATGTTAGCTTACGTAAAGTAGTAGAGCAGCGCTTAGATAAATGTAACGGTAATATAGATAATAATGCTGACATATGGCAAAATTATATGCTAGAGGGTGCTTTCGATATGTCAGCTGATAATTTTGATAGTAGTGAAGACTATTTACTATCTCTAGTTGAGCAGAGTACACCATTTTACCTAACTGATTTTATAAAAGCCAACTGGCCTGCTGCGGATGTTACGAACGAGTATTATAAATCTGCATTTACCAGTATGCCACAAGCTCCAGTTTTCGGTAGCCCTGGTGCAGGTGAGTTATATTTAGCTTACTTCGCAAACGGCAGTAAACCTAAAAAGGGTGATTTAAGTGTAGGTGGAGTTGAAATTGAACTTAAGGGACCTGGTGGTCGTATTTTCAAAACACCAAAAATAGTTAATGATTTCAGCGATCTAGAGAAAGATTATAAAGATGAAGATGAGTTGTTAGAGAATATTACTGAATATATTGCTAAACTATCACAAACTGCACCTCATAAATCATTGATTCATGAAATGGTAAAGTTATTTAAAGAATCAATGATCGAGGAGTATAACTACTTCAAGGAACGTGGAAAGATGAGACCTGGTAACGAGTTTGTCTATATAGGTGGGTTAGCTCAGCTATATGCATACAAGCAAGTACAGGGATTTGACGTCTTTATGTCCTTCTCTACACAAAAAGATGGTAGAGTACTCTTCAAGCCAGTGAATATGAAGAGCGTTAATAACTTACTAGGGTTGCATAAACTAATTACTAGGGACGTATTCTTTAAATTTAGCGTTAATAGGGATGGATCCGGATGGTCGCTAGATAGAACTCAACTAAAATGAAGACATTCAAACAATACTACAACACTATCCTGAATGAAGGAGGTGCCGCGGGTCATATGGCTCACCCATTCGACCTACCTCAAGTCAAGACAGGTAAGGATCTAGTGAGCTTCTTCGACAGAGCTGTTAGTTCTATTAAGACAAACCCACCTTCCGTTAAGATTGATGGTGTGAATGCTAGTTTTAGACTCATTGATACACCAGACGGTAAGGAGTTTGCACTCGATAGAGGTAGCATGAAGCCTTTAGACCTTGAAGGTATTACAATTGATAAGCTTGTAGATAGATTTGGTGAAGGTCACGGAATGGTTAACGCTGGTCGTACACTGTTAACCATTATGAACGAGTCTATAGATGAAATCACACCTGAACTTAAGCAATTAGGTATGTGGGATAACGCAAATAGGTTCTTTAATACGGAGTTCGTACAAGGTACTACTAATGTGTTGCAGTATGATAATGATTTTCTTGCTATTCACGGTATCAACGAGTTTTATCAAGCTACTCCTAGAAGGAGAGCTAGTAAAGAGGTTGACTATAGCCCAAAAGTACTTGATTCACTTATTAAAAAGCTTGATAAGAATGCAGAGCAATATAACTTCAAGGTATATGGTAGTGTACCTGCTACCTTAACTAAGCAGCCTAACTATACTCATGTGCTTAATAAGAACTTCAACGTCAATGTAGGTACAGAGAGGATTTCAAAACCCTTACGCGACTATCTTAATGAGGCTAATAACCCATTCGGTGATAAAATTACATTACAGGACGGTAAGAAGGTAGGAGCTCTTAGCAAGTTTGTATATTTACAGATTCTTAACGGTGTACCGCTTGATACATTTATAAAAGATGAAGCAGATCATCAAAAAGCTATTGACGGTGCTGCGATATACCATGCTACTAGGCTCTTAGGTGATGAGTTACTAACAACCTTAACGTCAGACATGGGAGACGTTAAATATCACGAGGGTATCGTTATAAGAGACCCAAAATTCCATAGTGCGCCAGTAAAGGTTACCGGTGAATTTATTATCGGTGGTATGGCGTCTCAATTTAGAAAAGAGGATGAAGAAATGACCCCTTACTACTCTAATTACGTTACAGAACCTCCTGCGAGAGGGGATTTTTACGGTAGAGGTCGTTTTCAGCAAAGTACTGACCCGATCGGTGAAAGCTTTGACGATGTATATAACAGCGTAATGTTAAAGGAGTTTGAAGAGCCGGCTAATGAACAGGTTGTTGTTATATACCCGGGTAGATTTCACCCGTTCCATAAAGGTCACTCGTCTGTCTATAATAAATTGACTCAAAAATTCCCTTACGCTGATGTATACATTACAACTTCAGGTAAGACCGATGATGGTACATCACCGTTTACATTTGATGAGAAAAGAGAGATGATGATCTCTGCAGGAGTGGATGCTGATAAGATTGTTCAAGTAGCGTCACCTTATATAGCTAAAGAGATAACTGAAAGATATGATGGCGACAATACTAAGGTAATTTACGCTGTGTCACAAAAAGATATGGAGGGTAAAGATGCGAGGTTTAAGTTTGGTACCAAGCGAAACGGCGAGCCTAGCTACTTTCAACCTTTTGAAAGTGTAGGTGAGAGTGAATATATGTCTAAACACGGGTATGTCGATGTTTTACCGACAATGGACTTCAAGATTAACGATGAGAGTGTTCGTAGTGCTTCAGAAATCAGAGATATGTATAAGAATGCTGACGATAGCCAAAGGCTAGATCTTATACAGAGCTTATATGGGTCTAGAGACCAGAAAATAAAGGATATTTTCGATAGTAAGTTAGTTTAATTAAGCTCTTTTTAATAGCAAACTGCTATTTACTTTTTGTTTGGTCATTCACCATCTTCAATCTCAGGAGCATCGACCTTAAAGTTTAGAGGCCTGATGCCTTTAGCACCTGCAAATCCAGTATCTTCAGCAGTAGCAGAGTCTTGCTCATCTTCCACTTGCTCATGATTATCTTGATAATCTAGGTGATGGAATACTGAAGAGAGGTAATCAGACGCTTTTGTAATCTTTGCTGCAACCCAACCATCTAAAGAGTCAACATTAGCCATATGATCGAATAACTTTGTTGAATACTCAGCGGCTTTCAAGAGATCAGCTCTTGCCATATCAACCTCACCATCATAATCGTCCTGGTCACATTCATGATCTACCTCACCGGCTTGTATATATACTGTTTCATCTTCAGCAACGCTACGGACATTTGGTACATGGCGTACACTTGAATGAGGTGTAGTACTACCAATTGATGTTACTCTAATCATAGAAGGTGTACCGTGACCTAAACCAAGATCGTCTTCCTCAGGAACCTCTTCATCATTAGGATTAACATAGGTCGGATCTGATCTAAATTTCGGACCACCTCTACCATCTGAGTCTGCATCACCTTTACGGAGCTGCCCACCTTTTGTATAGTGTTTACCTTTAGGAGCTTCTTTTGCTTCCATATATGCTTCAAATATGAGTCCGGATTCTACTTTAGCCATAATATTATTTATACTATCTATTAAATAATTATATGGAATTTGATAAGTTGTATAATCAGCTCATGGAAACACTAGAGGAAAGTGCGGGGGAGCGTAAGTATGCAGAGGAAGATGCTGAGTATAGAGGTAGAAAAGTTACTCTTAATAAACCTATGCGCGGCGACGTTAAGAAGTTTAAAGTATATGTCAAAGATCCAAAGACAGGTAACGTCAAGAAAGTAAACTTCGGCCATGGCGGTACATCCGCTAAAAGAAAGGGTGAGAAGACAATGAAGATTCGTAAGAGTAATCCAAAAGCTCGTAAGTCATTTAGAGCCAGACATAATTGCGATAATCCTGGACCTAAAACAAAAGCTCGTTACTGGAGCTGCAAAAAGTGGTAAGTTATGAGTATTAAGACTGATGTAAATACCCCGTACCCAACTCTCAACTACATGAAGTATGTTGAGATTGAAAATGATTCTCGTTACCCTGCTGTAACCGGCGGGAAGGGTGAAGGTGTCTTTAATAAATCGGCCATTTTAGTACAACCAGTTGACCCGTTTGGTACAGGTATTGGTAGTGGTACAGGTCAACAAGAGTATGTGGAAAAGTTTGGTGCTAATCTAAGCGTAGGTAGTGATTTAGAGACGGTATGGGAACCGGGTGGACTATACGAATATCTAACAACGGCGTCAGTTGTATCAGCTGTAAGTAACGAGCCCGGTGATACAGCTTCCAGCGGTACCGGGGCTAGATCTATTGAATTGCAAGGATTAGATGTAGATTATAATATCATTACTGAAACTATTTCAACTGGTGGTACAGGTGGAGGTGCACCTTCTTCTCAACAGTTTTTAAGAATATTTAGAGCTCTTGTTAAAACAGCTGGTTCTTCAGGTACTAATGAAGGGGATATACTCGTAAAAGCTGGTCCAACAACCGTTATATCGATAGGCACGCACGGTACTGGAGCTAATAAAGAAGGTTTTGGCCAATCTCAAACTAGTGTATATACTGTACCGGCTGGTAAAACAGGTTATCTAACTCAATGGTCTGTAGGGTCGAGTGTTTATAATTCTGGTATACAGGCTTTCTTAATGTTATCTGAAACTAATGACGGGCCTATTATGAGAGCGAAAGATATCATGTTTCTTAATAATTACTCAATAAAAGATTATAAAGTACCTCTAGAAATACCAGAAAAAGCTGATGTTGAGGTCAGAGCATATGACAGTGCAACCGGTACACCAGTATCTACTACTTATAACATAATTTTAGTAGATAATTTACCAGCCTAAATAATATTATGCCCTATAAGACGAGAAAAATTGGTAGTAAGTACTGTGTTTATAAAAAAGACAGTGGTAAAAAGGTTGGTTGTACCAAGGGTACAAAAGAGGCTTTAAAGAAGTATTTAGCTGCTCTACATATTGCAGAGGATGAATTAGAGATTGGTTTAGGCTCATTTAAGACTTTCTTTAAGCAAAGAGAGGCTAGTGCGGAGGATGCTCAAGATAGGTGCAAGAGAAAGGCTGATCAGGTTTACGGTAAAAAGACCTCTGCTTATAAATCAGGTGCTATAGTAAGATGTCGTAAAGGTAAAATTTGGAAAAAGAAATGAAGTTTGACGATCTAGTAGAAAGATACCTTACTGAAGCTAGTGACAGCTTGCATCAGTGGTTTAAACGTGGAGGCACTGATCCAAAGACTGGTAAGAAGTTTAGTGGGTGGGTGAATTGTAAGACAGGTGGCCCTTGTGGCAGGAAATCTAAAAAATCAGGAGGTAGTTACCCTGCGTGTAGACCAACAAAAGCCGCTTGCAAAAAAATAGAAGGCAAGATGTATAAGAAGAAGAGTTCTAAGAGGGTTAATTGGAAAAAAGGTAAGAAGTAAATAAATAATCTCATGAGTGGAGTTGTACCAAGGACAGGCGAAGTAAGTGTATCATGCATGAATTCAGTGAGAAGGTGCAGACCTAATCAACAAAACCGGATTGTTGAAAATCCGAATACTTACCTTACCGGTAGCCAGCAGTTCTATAGAAACCAGGCTGCTATGCGCTGTTTTAATGGTGATGATGAAGGTTTAAAATTTTCCGAATTTAGGGCTGCTCAAGTTATAACAGCCTGTATACGTACAAAATCCGAAACTTACGCGTATTATTATGGTAACAACGATGATGGGAAGGTATTAGCATGTATTCGACCTAATACTATCAACACAGACGGTGCCGTTAGATACTACGGTTTCCGGCTCGATAGTGAAGCGTATCAAATATGTACCGATAATAACAAGAAAACGTGGAACAATCTGCAGGGAGGGGGCCCTGGTGGTTGTGGTGGTACGCAATACCCGTCTGGCGCCTGTCGCGAATATCGTGTCCGTTTAAAGGATAATACTTCAGGTGCAGTCCTAGCTAAAAGGGTCTACGTCTTTTACGACGACGGGGACCGGTTATATAGCTGCATACAGGGCAAGGACGGTGTTGTCCTTGATTGACCAGGGCTTGTCCTTGATACTAGAGGTTAGCATATTAAATAGCCATATGCACTTTCAGAATGTATTATATGAGATAAGCAGGAGATTCTTATACACCATAAATTACACTAATGATACAGGTGAGCGGGTGTATGCACTAGTAACGACATCTCCAGAAATTGTTCCAGAGGACATGCTATCTAAAGTGTTAAGTGGTACAGAGCTCGAAGCCGGTGCAGGTCTCGAGGAATTTGTCTTTTGGGATCTATTTACAGAAACCGTGTTACGTATACCAGTACGGGGACGTGATATTAGTTTTAAATTTGACAGACTTGATTTATTCTCTGTTGAAGATCCTGAAGATCTCTTATGTATTACAGACCAGGGTGCCATAGATAACTATAATATCGAGATTGTCGGTATACATAATAAGCGGAGACAGGCTATTATAGATATACAAACTGAATTATGCGCTGATTATAAGATGACATTCACAGAGGAAGAGGTAATGTATTATATTAACCTTATTAATACTCACTACTTTGCGGAGTACGAACCACATCAAACATCATACCCAATAAAGCTGTGCATGTTACTCAAAAGCACTCCTTATAAGCTTTTAAGAGGGGAAGTAGTAGAGCAGGATTTAAATACAGCCAAGGATCAGTGGATGTTAGTTATTAAGCATCATATTGAAAAAGCTAAAAATCAGTTAGACCTCGAGGTGGCATTATTAGATAAAGAAGCTGATACGTACGAGTATGACCTAGAAGAGATTGAAATCATAAAAAATTTACTCGATGAAATTCCAGAAGATTTTATAGATGATCTGGATGAATGTGTTACATATAACGATCTACTCGAGACGTGGCCACCGCTTTTACTACCGGCACCACCGTTCATTATTGACCAACCATCAGGTATGAATGTTTTTGATAAGCTTAGAAACCGTATCGAGCGGAAATTTTATGATTGATCTATCTAAGAACATACACTATGATGAGATTTTTTTAGGGCAAATTCAACTACGTCTTGGTAGCCTTAATCTCGCTAGCAATGAGCAACCTAGTGATGATGGTGTAAGGGATATTATATCAAGCTATTATGATCTTAACAAGAAAAATATATCGATAGGATTTGGATCCGGGGATGTGCTAAAGAGGATTATAGATCTACCGGAGGTGGATCACTTATATGTAGTTGAGCCTACGTTTAGAGGCGCGATGACATATGCTCAAAATAAAGGTATAGCATATATACCATTAAATTATACTAATTTTAATGAGATGTCCTTATCGATGTTTCCTGTAAATGGTATTATTTATATAGCAAATCCGAATGGTAATAATGGTCACAGTTTTAAAAAAGAGGACCTGCTTACTATTATTAAACGCAATAAATTAACTATCTTAGACGAGGCATATGTTGAGTTTGGAGGTGAATCTCTTATGGCTGATGTAGGTGACAAGTTAATAGTTTTAAGGACATTCAGTAAGAGTTTAGGTATGCCTGGTATTAGGTGCGGCTTTGCAGTATCGTCAGAATCAAATATCAATAAATTAAAAAGACATGATTTAATATACAACTCTACTAATTTAGCATACCGCATTCTAAAAGAGAAGATTGATC